TGTTGCAACCTTTACAGCTGACGAGATTATACACATAAGGGGTGGCAGCAAGGGTGGCCGTTTGTATGGTACCCCAAAGTTGTTGAGTGTGCTGGCCCTTATCGCAATCCAAGCAAAAAGCATATCCTACAATGTTAAGTTGTTTGCTGATGGCCGGCCACCCAATGCTATTGTTAGCTTGGACGCCAGCATTGAGGATATACAACGGTTGTTGGACGAAAACGAAAAGCGCATGGCCCACAATCCACATACCATACCGTTTTTGGCTGCCAAGGGTGCCAATGTGTTGCGTGTTATGGATAGCATAAAAGATATGCAAATGTTGGACATGCTCAAGTTTTGCGAGCGCACTATCTTGGCCCGTTGGCGTACACCACCGGTTAGCATCGGCATAAGCGAGGCTGGTGGTGCTGGTATTGTGGTTGGCGAAACCCAGGTGGACAAGTATTGGGATATGGTGGAGGAGGGCAACGAAAAAATATCGGAGGCCTTCACCAAATACTTGCGCCGGTACATGGGTTTGGAAAACCATTATTTGCACATCTTGAGTGCAAGGCCGGACAAGGCTGTTGAACAAGCAACGGTGGACGCTGCTTATCTCGACCGTGGTGTTTACACCATTAACGAGGTGCGGAATAACATGGGCCTTGCACCTGTGGATTGGGGCGCAATACCATGGCAACCAGCTGTGCCCGCCAACCAACTTTTTAACGCTCACTCCTCTTCTATGCTGCCCAACGCTGGCAACATGGTGCCTGGGTTGTTAGGCAGCAAACACACTCTTGCCCAGGCACCGCCTTCTTATACACCAAAAGTGCAACCTATCCATGCCGGCAACGGCGGGTGCGTGCCGGCGCAAAAAGCCGCACCCGCCACCTCCGGCATGGACAAGCTGGTTGCGCCTTTGGTTGTTGATATGGTAAACAGCATGTTGGCTGTGGCTGATGAGATGCGGGCCGATGTGCTGCGCCTGGTAAAATCTGTGGACATCATAACCAAGGCTGAGGGCATCGACCAAGAGAGTTTGGTGCAAGAGGCCACCAAGATTATGCAAGCTTACACGGGCGATATGGACGCTGCCACGGTGCGTTACTTTGCGGAGGCGTACATAGGTGGCAAGGGTGAGCAGGCGGAAGATTTGTTGTATAACATGGCTTGGGGCGAGGACGATTACAAACGCTTGGACGCCATGCGTGTTGCGTGGAGTAACACGGCGATACGCACCTTCCAGGCTGACCAAGTTAAGATAATACAAGATAGCCTCCAAGCTGTTGCTGCGGAGCCCGATTTGTACAAGTACCGTGTGCTGGTGGAGGAACAGTTGGAAACCAACTTGTGGCGTGAAGATTACAAGCTGGAGCGTATTGCACGCACCAGCCTCAACCGTTCATACAATCGTGGCAGGGGTACCCAAATGCAAGAGGTGCTTGGTGTTAGCGACCCCGATGTGGATTTTATCACCGCTGGCGACGAACGGGTACGGGCCTCGCATCGTGATGCGGGCGCAAGGAGCCCAATCCCATTAAGCGAAGCCATGCGGTTTATTGAGGGCGACATAAACTGCCGGTGCCGGATAGTACGCACCCTTACGGAATTGCCGCCTGGCGTGCCAAGTGCAAGCCAGCTGGTGGAGGACATAACCCAGGCCCGCCAAGATGCGTTGGCGGAGGCCATAGCACGATACCAGGAGGCGGCATAGTATGGCCATAAGCATGGAGGTTAAAGGTTTGGACAAGCTAATGCGCCGCATGGAGGGCTTGCCCGCTGGCATAGATGCTGCGGTAAAGCATACGGTGCAAGAATGGGGCGAGTATTATTACCAGGCTACCCAACACGCTTGCCCTGTGGATAAGGGCACGCTTGCTGCGAGTGGCATTAACGAAACTGATGTTGAAAACAAAACCGTGCGCATTGTGTACCAGGCAAAGCATGCCAAGCCGGTGGAGTATGGTTGGCAGCGTACCCAACCCATATTTCCGGTACGCAAGCGGGCGTTGGCTTGGGAGGCCGATAGGGTAGGCCGTTTATCGGTTGGCGGGCGGGCTCCTGGCAATCGTGTTGTGGTAAAATATGTGCTTACGCCGGCACGACACCAGGGTACAAGTTACATACGGGTGCCGTTGCAGCGGGCAAAACCACTTATCCACGACTTTTTCCGCCAAGGCATGCAACTACATGGAGGCGCAACTTGATGGCAGACATAACATTTGTGGAGATAGATTTTTACAAGGCAATGGACACCGATGCTGGCGTAATCGTGGAGGGGTATGCCAGCACCAACCGTAAAGACCGCCAAGGCGAGGTGGTTGATGTTAGCACCCTGCGGTTGGAGGATTTTATGCACAATCCTGTGGTGTTGTACCAGCATAACCAGGACAAGCCTGTTGGCCGTGTGCTATCGCACAAGTTTAAGGAGGAAGATGGCAAACAGGTATGGTGGATACGGGCATTCATAGATGGCAGCACCATGCTTGGCCGTGAGGTTGTGCGGTTGGTGCGCAATGGGGTGTTGCGTGCCTTCAGCGTTGCAGGCAAACCCAAACGGGTTGCAGACAACACCTTATACGACTTTGATGTGTTTGAGGTTAGCATTGTAAGTGTGCCCGCAAACCCCGATGCGTTGTTCACTATGGCCAAGGCCCATGGTTGGGACGATGACATAAAAATGTGGGTAGATTTGGGTATTGCTGCCACAACACAAGAGGCCATGGTTTACAAGGCCATGGAATTACATCACGCTCCTAAAAAGGAGGTAAAGCCTATGGAAAACAACAAAGAGGCCCTTGATGGCCAGGAAAAACAGGAGGCCCCGATAACACCGGAAGCCGTGCTTGCCCGCATCGAAGCGGTGGAAGCCAAGGTTGCCGTGTTGGAGGAACAAGTGGCCTCTATGCAAGCACCAGCGGAGCCCGCTGATGCGGAAGGCGAACCACAGGAGGCAACGGCACCCAAACGGGCCAAGCCCGATGCCAAAAAGTCTGTGGTGGCAGACAACACCAGCAAGCCAGGTGCCGAACCAGCTGACCGGTACAAGGCGGCTGAAGATGCGTGGCGGGCACGCAAAAAGGCAATGGGGTGGTTGTAAATGCGTGACTACCAGGCAACCATAGACCCCGAGGTGCTCAAGGCCGTTACCGAAACGGCTGATGTGGCCGGCATCGTGCCACAGGTTTGGAGCAGCGAGGTGGAAAAGGCTGCGAGGCCCAACAGGGTTATGCGTGGCCTCATCGTGCTGAACACGGAGCTCAAGGAAACGGGCGGTGATGTGGTAAAGATACCCAAGCTTGGCACCCTTGTGGCGCAAAAGCTGACGGAGGCCACCCCAACCGTGCCACAAAAGTGGGACGCCAGCACAACCGTGGACATAACACCCGAGGAAGGCGGTGCTGCGGTGGAGGTAACATGGCGTGCGCTCAACAGGGCATACCGCAATGTAATGACCGATGTTACCACCGAGTTGGGTGAGGCCCTGGCACAAATGGAAGATTTGGAGATTATCGAAACCATGGTGGCCGCACCTGGTACCGAAATCTTCAGCAACGGCACCGGCGTGGACGATATAACCGCCGACGATGTGTTCACCGTTGGCTTGTTCAAAGATGCCCTTGAGGCATTGCGAACCGCCAATGTGAAAAAGCCGCATGTGTGTGTTATACACCCTGCGGTGGAGCGCAGCCTGTTGGACGACGACCAATTTGTAAACGCCAGCGAGTACGGTGACCCAAGCATCGTGCAAACCGGCGAAATTGGGCAGTATCTTGGCGTGCGGGTGTTCACAAGCACCAACATGCCGGTGGCGGACAACACGGGTGGCGTGCCCGTGTACCAAAGCCTGTTCTTTGGCCCCAGGGCCGCAGCCATGGCCCTCAAGCACGACCCCGACTACCGTGAGGACGAACAGATACTTGACAGGAGCAGCATCTTGGCATCATACATAGATTATGGTGTTGCTGTGCTGAACGACTACCAAATAGTACTCCTGTACAGCGCAGGCGGCGGAGCCCCAAGCCCGTAAGGGCGTGGTAAACCACCATACCCCGACAATGTTGGGGGCACCGATTGCCCCCAACCAACCCTCTTCCCCAATATCGCCGGCGTTGGCTTAAACTGCTGTGCTGGCGCAAAAACTGCGAGGTGAAAAAAACATGCGTACTGTAAGGAAGCGTGGCGAAGATGGTTGGGACTGGGTGTACGGCAAGGCCGGCAACACCAAGCCCGAACCGGTTGAGGATACTGCCCAGGCTGTTGTAACCTTTGAACAGGTTGATGCCATGACGGTTGCTGATGCTGCCAAAGCGTTGGTTGGTGTTGGTGATGTGGAGCTTTTGCACCGGTTGGTTGCGGAAGCCAGGCTCAAGGGCACGGCAAGGGCTGCGAAGGAGCGATTGCGCCAGGTGGTGTAAGCTGTGGATAGCACACAAGTTGCGGCTAATCGCATAATGTTGGCGGTTGCTGC